GTGGGTCGGGCTGACGAATGAGGAAGTGGCTGAACTGGCGGCATATGTTTACGCTGGCGATCCCCAATACGTAAGACTAATTGAAACCAAACTCAAGGAGAAGAACACATGACAAAAGAAAAAAGAGTTGCATTCGTAAGCGGTTTATCACAACCCGTTGGTTCACTCATCATTAAAACAACAGACAATTACATTGCATTTTCTGGGCAAGGTGACACCCAACAGTTTGTTACGAGTGACCTTGTAACCGATGATGGTCGGACGGTCGGTAAACGGCGGCGAGCGGAGCTTCACGAGATGCTCGACCAATGGCTTGACGGAACGTGGGTGGACACGTGAGATACGGAATCCTTGATGACGAAGGGCAAGTGGTGCGGTGGGTGTGGACCGTGCCGCCATACCCTCACATAGTCGAGCGCATCAAGCGTAAACGTAAACCTAAGCTGGACTTGTCCAGCGTACCGGACGCATTATTTTAATGAAATACAAATCTAGGATATGGCAATTTGGTCAGTGCATTCAACCCGACAAGTGCCAAGAACTTATTGATCATTTCCGTAATTCAACCAATGTAATGGATGCAAAAATTGGCGATATCACAAACCAAGTTATACATCAGCACCGTAAAGCAAGGCTATGTTGGATTCCAGAACAAGCGTCAATTACATTACTTCTTTTTACGCATGGGTTAATCGCTAACTTTAAGGGTGCTTGGGGTTTTGACATTGAAACATCTGAACAAACACAGGTTGGCGAATACTTAATTGGTGGACATTACGATTGGCATAGGGACGAAGAGTTTTTTAATAAGGAGAAAGGCAAACATCGTAAGGTATCAGTTGTTATGCAGTTATCTGATCCTAACGATTACGAGGGTGGAGATTTGATACTGGACTTTTCACAGCAAATTCCCGCTTCACGCGAACGAGGGTCAGTAGTTGCATTTCCTAGCGAACTAATGCACAAGGTTACACCTGTCACACGAGGTGTTAGATATTCAGCCACGCTGTGGCTTAACGGTCCATTGATGATTTAAAGGATAGAGATGACGGCAGATGATATCCATGTTGGTGGTAACCACTATAAAGAGATGGAGTTCCCGCCGTGGGATGCGATGCAAGCAATATTAACTTACGAGGAATTCGTAGGGTTCCTTAAAGGCAACATCATTAAGTACTCAATGCGTCAGGGGCGCAAAGCCGGATCGACTGACGATGCCGAGAAGGCACTACACTACGCCGCCAAATTAAAAGAGATACAAGGTGAATTATGAAATTGATCACGGTTGATTTTGAGACGTTCTACGATCAGGACTTCAGCTTATCCAAGATAACTACGGAGGAGTACGTTCGTAGTTCTCAGTTTGAGGTTATTGGAGTAGGTGTAAAGGTAGACAACGAGCCTACGCAGTGGGCCAGTGGGCCGAGGAAAGAGTTGGGTCAGTGGCTCAAACAGTTTCCGTTTGCCGAATCAATGGTGCTTGCCCATAACACAATGTTCGATGGTGCCATTCTCAAGTGGCATTTCGGTATAGATGCGAAGATATGGGCAGACACCCTGTGCATGGGACGCGCTATCCACGGGGTCGAGGTAGGTGCTTCGTTAAAAGCACTAGCCGAGCGGTACAAAGTGGGTGCTAAGGGCGAAGAAGTTATCCATGCCAAAGGCAAACGGCGTCTGGACTTTAGCGATGAGGAGTTGTCACGCTACGGGGACTATTGCCTCAATGACGTAGATATAACTTACAACCTGTTTGGTCTGATGGCTCCGTCCTTTCCACGGGATGAGTTGCGCCTGATTGATCTGACGTTGCGGATGTTCATTGACCCCGTTCTGGAAGTGGACGAGGACTTGATGCGTGACCACCTACGGGATATCCAACTAGCAAAGCAAGAGCTACTAGATAACACTGGGGCGGAGAAAGCCGAGCTATTATCTAATCCAAAATTCGCTGCGCTGCTTAAAGAGTTTGATGTTATTCCTCCTACTAAGATAAGCCCAACCACAGGCAAAGAGACGCTTGCGCTAGCTAAGAACGACGAGGAGTTCAAGGCACTAGCGGAGCACCCGGACGTGCGAGTGCAAGCTCTTGTTGCGGCACGACTAGGCACTAAGTCTACGTTGGAAGAAACAAGAACCGAGCGGTTCCTAGATATCAGCAGTCGAGGGGCATTGCCGATTCCGCTACGGTACTACGCCGCACATACTGGTCGGTGGGGTGGGGACGACAAGATCAACATGCAGAATCTGCCGAGCCGGGGCGAGCATGGTGGCAAGATTAAGCGAGGGATTCTTGCGCCTGAAGGGTACGTGATAATCGACTCCGACTCTTCGCAGATTGAGGCGAGGACGTTGGCATGGTTATCTGGTCAGGATGACCTGTTAACTGCTTTTACTAATGGCGAGGACGTGTACAAAATCATGGCCTCTTCTATCTATAACAAGCCAGTCGAAGATGTCACAAAAGCGGAACGGTTTGTTGGTAAGACTACGATTCTCGGTGCAGGGTACGGCATGGGCGCGGCTAAGTTTCAAGCGGCACTCAAGACTACCGGGGTGGAAGTTTCCTTGGACGAGGCACGGCACATCATCAACGTGTATCGGGCTACTAACGACAAGATCGTAGCTCTATGGAGTCAGGCACAGGCGGTGCTCAAGGGCATGATCAACGGTGAAGAAACTCAGCTAGGTCGAGAGGGTGTGCTCAGAGTATTTAACACGTCCATAAGATTGCCGTCCGGGTTACTCATGCGATACGACGAGTTGAAGGTCGAGCCGGGAGAAAAAGGACCGTCATTCATGTACCGCACTCGCAAGGGGTTCACATATATCTACGGTGGCAAGGTCATTGAGAACGTGTGCCAAGCTGTCGCAAGGTGTATAATTGGTGAGCAAATGTTGCGTATTGCTAAGAGATACCGTGTAGTCATGACAGTTCATGATGCCATCGCATGTATAGCACCAGAAGCACAAGCACAAGAAGCTATGGCGTACGTCATGGAGTGTATGCGGTGGACACCCGAGTGGGCGCAAGGGCTACCCCTAAACTGCGAAGCCGGATTTTCCCGTCGATATGGAGAGTGCTGAGTGAATCTTCCCGCGTGGTCCTTTAGTAGTATTAAGGCATATGAGCAATGCCCCAAGAAGTTCTACCACCTCAAAGTAGCAAAGGACTACGTGGAATCGGCTACGGAAGCGACCCTATATGGGTCGCAGTTTCATGAAGCTGCCGAGTTGTATATCAGGGACGGCACACCCCTGCCTCCACAGTTTAGTTATGCGAAGTCAGTACTAGACAACTTCAACCGGATGCCGGGGGAAAAGCTGTGTGAGTACGAGATGGGTTTGACCGAAGACCTGCAACCGTGCGGATTCAAAGATCCGAACGTGTGGTGGCGGGGCATTGCCGACTTGATCATCCTTGACCGTGACAACGCAGAAGCAAGGGTGGTGGACTACAAGACCGGTAAGTCAACAAAGTACGCCGACAAGGGTCAGCTTGAGTTGATGGCACTAGCAATCTTCAAGCACTTCCCCGAGATCAAGAAGGTTAAGGGTGGCTTGCTATTCGTAGTAGCCAACGCTTTCCTCAAAGACAACTACCACGTGGACCAGCAAGATGTGCGCTGGAGTAAATGGATTGCAGACCGCAAGCGAATGGCGGCATCATACGCCAACGATGTGTGGAACGCGAGGCCGAGCGGGCTGTGCCGTAACCACTGCGTAGTTTTATCTTGTCCTCACAATGGAAGGAACTAGTCATGCCTTACGTTAACAAGCCACGTCCCTACAAGAAAGAGTACGCGCAACAAAAGGAGCGAGGCGAGCATCCCCTGCGGATGGAGCGCCAGAAAGCGCGTCGGATGTACGATGCCGAAGGGATCGACCGCAAGGGTAAGGACATCGACCACAAAGTTTTGTTAAGTAAGGGCGGTAGCAACGACAAAAGTAATCTGCGACTCACCACACCGCACAAAAATCGTAGCCGAAACGGTAAGTAATGCAGATCGTCAGCAACAAACACATATTACTACAGCTACGTGACCCAACGAAGGTCACGAGTCAGATACCGAAGAGCAAGGACATAGGGAACAACCAAGTGCTAGTTAACTGGGGGCTAGATGAAGCCCGGGCATTGCGCCAATTAAATATTCGTAACGTGCCTAGTCCCATCTTGGGGCAGTACAAGTGGCCGGGAATGTACAAGCCGTTTGAGCATCAGAAGACAACGGCATCATTCCTTACACTGAACACGAAAGCCCTATGCTTGAACGAGCAGGGTACCGGCAAGACCGGTAGCGTGATCTGGGCTGCTGATTGGCTAATGGAGATTGGCCGAATCAAGCGCGTGTTGGTGATCTGCCCGTTGTCAATTATGGACTCGGCATGGCGAGCCGACCTGTTTAAGTTTGCCATGCACCGTACGGTAGGTATCGCATACGGTAGCGTAACCAAGCGCAAGGCGATCATCAACGGCGATGCCGAATTCGTCATCATCAACTACGATGGGGTCGAGACTGTTGAGCAGGAGATCGACAAAGGCGGGTTTGACCTGATTGTTGTCGATGAAGCCAACGCCTACAAGAACACTTCGACTAAACGCTGGAAGTGCTTGAACCGACTAGTCGGTCCTCGCACGTGGCTGTGGATGTTAACGGGTACACCTGCCGCGCAATCTCCAACGGATGCGTATGGTCTGGCAAAGCTAGTGAATCCCCAAGGCGTTCCACGCTTCGCGTCTTCGTTCAAGGAGATGGTGCTACTGAAGGTTTCGCAGTTCCGTTGGATACCCAAGCCGGAAGCTACACAGATCGTAGTACGTGTACTGCAACCGGCGATCCGGTTCAGTAAAGAAGATTGCCTTGATTTACCTGAGATGACCTACGTACGGCGGCAGGTCGAATTGACCGCGCAACAAAAGAAATACTACAAGCTACTCAAGGACAAGCTGATTGTTCAGGCTGGCGGTGAACAGATCACGGCAGTCAACGCGGCGGTGGCAATGTCTAAGTTGCTACAAGTAGCATGTGGTGCTGTCTACACTGACGACGGCGAGATCATTGAGTTTGATATCAAGCATCGTTACAACGTGCTCAAAGAAGTCATCGAGGAATCAAGCCAGAAGGTGCTGATCTTCGTGCCGTTCAAGAGCGTGATCAACCTTATCTCTGACAAGCTAACAGCAGATGGTGTGACTAGCGAGATCATCCGTGGCGACGTGCCTGTGAATCAACGCACGGATATCTTCAAGCGGTTCCAAGATACACCACACCCAAAGGTTCTAATCATTCAACCCCAGTCAGCGGCACATGGGGTGACCCTAACAGCGGCAAACACCGTAGTATGGTGGGGGCCGACTGCCTCGCTCGAAACGTACGCCCAAGCTAATGCACGAGTCCATCGTGCAGGACAACGGCATCCCTCTACAGTTGTTCAGCTTGCTGGCGCACCTGTTGAGCACCACGTTTATAAGCTACTAGATAATAAAATAGACGTTCACGCAAAGATCATCGATTTATACGACGATCTGCTTGCGTAGCAACGCAAACCCTGTTAAACTACACTTC